ACTGGGTGTAGGTATGTAGGGGGGGGTTTAAGCAGTAAACACTTAAAACAGAAACAAACCAAAAAGTAAAAATGATGGAAACAAAAATTGAAGGACTGAAAAAACAGCTGCAGGAAATGCAGGCCAGGCATAAAGCAGCCATGTCTTATAGGTGGGGTAACTACATAAACTGTGTGGATGACTATGCAGTGGGTGGCATACAGTATAAAGCTGAAAAGGAAGCGGAAGAAAGGCTGAAGGCAGCTATACGGGTTTTAAGCCAGCAGCAAAAAAATGGGGGGTACCTGGAAAAGGAAGTGGTGACCGTGCAGCTGTATGATTTGCGGCACGGCACTTTTATTACTGACAAAGTAGTAAACACAAAATATGGCCGTGCGTTTTTATACCACTTTGAACGGACCCCCATGTGGGTAAGTATAGCAAAAAGGCAAAGCACATACAGTAAAAAAGGCTACCAGCTGCGTGTTAAAAAATACCGGTTTAAAGCGGTATTTAGTGGTACCTGGAATACCAGCTTTTTAAACAGGAATTTGCAGCTGCTGGACGTGGAAGAAACCACCCCAAAAGTATTACCTGAAGCCTGGGATAATAATGACCTGAACCTGTGGATTTATAAAAAGCAAATACAAAAAAATTAAAAAGATGGAAGTAGTAAGTTTGGGAAAAGGAAGTGAATACCTGAAGGAAATGCCGAAGCCGGCCAGCTACCTGGGTACCCGTGCAAAATTTCACTTTAAAAGGACAGCAAAAATATTAATAGCAGCGGATAAACTGAAAAAGATACACCTGCAGGCCCTGGAACTAATGGCTGTAAACCTGGAACAGTGGGAATGGAGCCTGAAGGAAATACAACGTAAAAACAAAAAAAAGCGGGGCACCGGCTGGGTGCAAACCTATGCCACTGGTGCGTCTAATATTTCCGTGGAAGTGACCCTAAAGCGGGATGCTGAAAAGGCAATAATGCAGTGTATTAAGCAGTTTGGGCTGGACCCCAAAAGTGAAAAAGAACTGACCAGGGAAATAGACCCTGCCCAGGGTGACCTTTTTGAAGGCTTTAAACAGTTAAAAACAGGGGAATGAAAATAAAAAGCAAATGCTGCGGCAGCTGGGCGGTAGTACGTGGCTTTACAAAGCCTTACTATTATTGCCTGAAATGTAAAAAAGCCTGTAAAGTGGAAGTAAAGACCATAATGAAGTAGGTGGTGAAGCTGACCAGGGAAATAAAGCAAAGCGTGCCCTATAAGTATGCCCAGGACGTTAAACTGGGAAAGCTGACCGTGGGGCCCTATATTGAAAAGGCGGTAAGCCGTTTTTTTGACTGGGTGGTAGATGCGGAAAAAAAAGGGTATTACCTGGACCACCGTGCAGGTATGCACGTGCTGCTTTTTTTTAAAACCTTCCTGGCCCATACCAAAGGGGAAAAGGAAGGGCAGCCTTTTGAACTTTCACCCTACCAGCAGTTTACCCTTTATAATATTTTTGCCTGGAAGCGGCTGGATAAAAACGGGCGGCCCGTGCGGGTAATAAAAACAGTGTATGAAAAAGTGGCCCGTAAAAATGGGAAGACTGCAGTGCTGGCCGGGCTGGGGCTGTACTGCATGGCTTTTGACAATGAAGCAGGCCCGGAAATATACGTGGGGGCCACAAAAGAAGCCCAGGCCCGTATCTTATGGGAGCAAGCCTACCAGTTTGTGCATAAAAGCCTGCCGCTGCGAAAAATGGGCTATAAGAATACACAACGCGAAATACGTTTTTCCCGGATGCTGGGGGTATTTAGGTTTTTAGGGGGTGACAGTAACACCCTGGACGGGCTAAACCCTTCCCTAACTATTATAGATGAATATCACAGCCATAAAACGGACGGGGTGCGGGAAGTGCTGGAAAGTGCTATGGGTGCCAGGCGGGAGCCTTTGCTGTATATTATAACCACGGCAGGCTTTAATAAGCAAAGCGTTTGTAAACAGTATGAAGACGTGTGTAAGGAAATACTGCTGGGAAGAAAGCAGGATGATAGTACTTTTGTTATGATACACGAACCAGGGGAAGCGGATGACTGGGAAGACCCGGCTACCTGGAAAATGGCAAACCCTAACCTGGGGGTAAATGTAAACCTGGCCTATATAAAAGCAGAATATACCAAAGCAAAAAACCAGCCCAGCAAAATACCCAACTTCAAAACAAAGCACTGTAATTTGTGGGTGGATGCTAAAAGCGAATGGATAGCCAGCGAAACCTGGAAGAAAAACCAGGCTGACCCCTTCCCGGTGGACAAATTTAAAGCCCTGGGCAGCTATATGGCTGTGGACCTTTCCACCACCAAAGATATTACTGCCGTGGTCCTGGTTTCCCTTCCGGATGAAAACGGGGTGCGGTACTGTATGCCTTTTTTCTTTTGCCCTGAAGACACCGTGGCCCAGCGTTCTAAAGAAGACCGGGTGCCTTATAAGGCATGGGTGGACCAGGGCCACCTAATAGCCACCCCAGGCAATACAGTGGACTACCAAATGGTAAAGGACAAAATAGCGGCCCTATACCACCCTAACGGGGTAGTACGGGTGGAAATGGACCCCTGGAATGCCCACCAAATAAGCCAGGACCTAATGGCTGCCGGGCTGGAAGTATCTTTTTTCAGCCAGCAAATAAGTCACATAAGCCACCCCACTAAAATTTTTGAAAAACTTGTGCTGGAAGGCAAGCTGAAGCACACCGGAAACCCGGTTATGGCCTGGATGCTTTCAGGTTGTGTAATATACCAGGATGCAAATGAAAATATAAAAGTGCATAAAGGAAACAGCCACCGGGAAGGCGGCAAGCGTGTAGATGGTATAATAGCGGCTATAATGGCCCTGGGTGGTAGCCTGGAAGTGGAAGACCAGGGAAATAAAACTGCCTATGATGAAAACACTGAAATTTTTATATAAACCATGAATAAACTGACCCACCCGGAAATTACCCAACAGGAAGTGGATTTATATTTTTTTTACCGGAAAAACGGCATAAGCCCCGGTTTTTTCCTGCGGTATTTTTATTACCTGAAAAAAACCCGTACCACTGTAGAAGCCTTTGCGGAAGCTAACCAGGAATATTTTGACCTTTTTGGTGAATACCGGTATAGTTCAAACCAGTCTTTTAGGAACCAGCTTAAAAACTATTTAAAACAGTGAAACTTTTATACCTGCTTTTAACCGTGGCCCTGACCTTTGGGATAATGATGACCACCACCCTGCTGCTTTCCCTTCCCTTTATTCAGGAAATGCTGGTGCGGCAGCTGATTATTTACGGGGTGGTCCTGTTTGAATTTATAATGGGCGTGGCAGTCTTCCGGGAACTGCTAAGGGAAGACACCTAAAAAAAATAAACTTTTAGTTTATGATTATTTTGCGTGCTGGTTTTAGTTTTACCTGCAATAGTGCAGTAAATGGCAAACCTGGTACTGAAATCTTTGCAGAATTTACCCCTGCTAAAGCGTAATGCTGAAGCTGGAAGCCTGACCAATACAGGCGGGGTTTATTCTATTTTTGACGGGCTGACCCGTGGCGGGGTGGCAGTAAATGATAAAACTGCCCTGGCTTTGTCGGCTGTATATAATGCAGTGGACCAAATTAGCAACGATATAGCCAAACTACCCAAAGGGGTTTATTATATTGATGAAAACGAACACCGGCACCGGGAACGGACCCACCCGGTAGATTATTTAATAAGCAAAAGGGCAAACCCTTCCACTACCCAGTTTAACTTTCATAAAGCCCTAATGGTACAGGCCCTGCTTAAAGGGAATGGCCTGGCGGTTATTTTGCGGAACCCTGAAACAGGCTACCAGGAAGGCTTTGAACTGGTGCAGCCTGAAAACCTGAAAAAGATATACAAAAAAGGCGGTAGCGTTTTTTATTCTGTGAAAGGGTACGGCACCCTAAGCAGTGAAGACGTAATACACATACCTGGCTTTTCTTTTAATGGTATTACTGGGGTTTCAGTCTTCCGGTATGCGGCCCAAAACCTGGGGGCTGCCCTTTCAGCTGAAACTTTTGCTGATGAAAATTTTAAAAGCAAAGGGCTGCTGGCTGGGATAATCAAAACGGATAAGGTAGGCATGGCCCCTGAAGCGAAGGCAAAAATAGCTAATGCTATGGAAGGAAGGCTGGCCAAAGGTGGCAGCCATAATATAGGCTTTTTGGATGAAGGTATGGACTTTAAAGAAATTACCACCAGTGCCAGTGAAGCCAGCCTAATAGACTGGAAAAAAATATCTATAGAAGACGTGGCCAGGTGGTTTAATATTGCCCCCCACAAAATAAAGCACCTGGATAAAGCCACCTATAGCAATATAGAACAGCAAAGCCTGGAACATGGCAGCGACACTATAGCACCCTGGGTAAAGCGTTTTGAGGAAGAATACGATGCTAAACTGTTCAGGGAAGACGAAAGGGCCAGCTTTTACGTGCGTTTTAACACTAATGCCCTGGTGCGTACCGATATAAAAACCAAAAGTGAATACTATAGCCGGGCCATAAATTACGGCTGGCATACCAGGAACGAAGTAAGGGCCCTGGAAGACTATAATGCCCTGGAAGGACTGGATGATCCGCTAACCCCAGCCAATACTTTCACCCAGGACCAACTTGAAAAGCAAAATGCAGATGGATAGCCAAAAATTATATATACCTGCCCTGGTGCGGGGCACTGATTTTTCTGCGGACCAGCAGGAATTTGATTTTGTGATAACCACGGACCGAAAAGACACCTACGGCACTATTTTTTCTTCCGAAGGCTGGGATTTTACCAGGTACCTGGAAAACCCTGTGGTTTTTTATAACCACCGAAGCGGCAGTGAAGACCCGGATGACCTGGTAGGGGTGACCGTAAAAGGGCCCTGGAAGGAGCAAATGCAGGACGGTAGTACTGGCTTTGTGGCCAGGGTACGTTTTGAACCTGCGGACGTAAACCCGAAGGCTGAAAAAATACGGAAGAAAATAATAAACGGAAGCCTTAAAATGGCCAGTATAGGGGCTGCAGTTTACGATGCTGAATGGATTGAAGACAGCAGCGGGGAAGACGTGCTGGTGTTTACCAGGCAGGAACTTTTTGAATGGTCTATAGTTAATGTGGGAAGTAACCCAGGGGCTATTTTAAAAGATAATGAAAAGGTACTGAAGGAAATACGGAATGCCGTGCCTGGCCCCCAGGGGAAGCGGCAGGAAAATACTGGGCTTAAAGATGTGCAGCTGGCCCGGCTGGAAATTGCTAAAATCAAAATTTAATTAAAATGAAGCGAAGCGACCAAATGAAGCAGCAGCGTGCCAGCAAAATTAAAGCCTGGGATGCACTTGTAGAAAAAGTAAATGCCGAAAATAGGGCTTTTACGGATGAAGAAAAAAATGAAATTAATGCCTTCCGTGCGGAAGTAAAAGACCTGGAAAGCCAAATTGAAGCCCAGGAAGACCTGGAAGCACGTAAAGCAGCTGCAGCTGCAGCTACCGGGCAGCCTGTGGAAGACGGTGAAGAAAAAGAAAAGCGTAAAGTTCAGCAGCGTTTTAGTATTAATAAAATGCTGCGGGATGCTATGGCTGGCCGGGCCCTTTCAGGTGCTGAAAAAGAAGTGGAAGAAATTGCCCTGGAAGAAAACCGGAAGGCGGGTATTGATTTTGACCAGGAAGCAGCCGGAAGTAAAAGGCGGGTGCACGTGCCCCTTTCTTTTGTCCGTGCCACCCAGCAAACTGTTTCCCAGGATAGTGGAAACTATGGCGGGGCCCTGGTAGGTGAGGATGACCCACGGGTAGTAATGGGCCTGGAACCTAAGCTGATGATTGAAGAACTGGGGGCCCGTGTTATTACTGGCCTTTCAGGTGGCAGCGTTAAAATGCCGGTAGCTAACAGCTATAGCTTTGAATGGCTGGCTGAAGGGGCTAATATTACCGGGCAAAAAGGCACTTTTTCAGGTCCTACCCTGACCCCAAAACGTGCAGGTGCTGCCGTTTCCCTGACAAACAGGCTTATTATGCAGTCTTCCGTGGATGCGGATATGTTGGTAATGGACCTGCTTAGGAAAGGCTGGGAAAATGCTATTAATGCCGCTGCTATTAATGGGGCTGGTGGAAATGCCCCCACCGGTATTTTGAATACTGCTGGAATTAATGCAGCAGCTGATAACAGTGCAGTGGCGGCCACCTTTGCCAAAATTGTAGAACTGCAGGGCCTGGTGGATGAAGATGACAGCACGGAAATTTCCCAGGCGTATCTTTTGCACCCCAAACTTAAAGCGGCCCTGAAAACCAAAAGTAAAGACACCGGAAGCGGGCGGTTTATTATAGAAGGGAATGAGCTGGACGGCTACCCGTTTGTAAGTACTTCCCTGGTGCCTGTAGGTGATGACACCGGAACCGATATTTACCCCCTTATTTTTGGTGACTTCAGCCAGCTGTATGTGGCAAACTGGGGCAGCTTTTCCTTCCTGCTGAACCCGTACAGTGAAGACCTGGCTGACAGTGTGCGTATTACCGTAAACACCCATGCGGACGTGGCTATAGCAAACCCTGAAGCCTTTGCTGTTAATAGCTATCTGACTAATGGGTAAAGAAGCCCTGGGGTGACAATGACCCCCGGCAGTTTGTTTATTCTGTTTTTAAGTGTGAAGTGCAGCCCGTCCGTATGGGCGGGCTGCTTTCTTAAATGACCAAAAAAAAGAAAAATGGCTAAAGCAAAAGCTAAAACAAAAAAGGTGCGGATTTTAAAACCCCTTTGGGGGAAGTTTTTAATGCCCCACCCGGTAGGGCGTGACGTGGACCTGGAAGACAAAGTGGCCACGGAACTAATAAATGAAGGGTATGCTATACCCACCACGGAAGCCAAAAAAGCGGATAAAGCCCAGGCTGAAGAAAAAAAAGCAGATCAAAAAAAATAAAATAAGTGGCAGCCACCCATACCATAACCTTTAAACAGACCCAGCCGGATTTTGTGCCGCTGGCCCTGGTGAAGCAGCACCTGAAAATAGACCACGGTGACGAAGACACCTACCTGGAAGGGGTGCGGGATGCAGCTATAAGGGAAGCTGAAGGCTACCTGGGTACTTTTATCCTGCAAAGGGCCGTAAAAGTGGCCCTGGATAAAGCTGTGGACGTGGTGCCTTTAGAGTATGGCCCCGTGCTGGATGCGGAAGCCTATACGGTAGTGGCAAAACTGGACGGTGGCGGCACCCAGGACCTGGCAGCTGATTTTACCTACCTGGAACCTTATGGTGAAACCGAAGGGCTTTACTATACCGGGCAAGGCTACCCCACCCTTGCAGATGACCCTGAAGCCCTTACGGTTTCCTATGATGCTGGCCTGGAACTGGCCGCACTTCCTGGCGCAATACGGCAGGCTATCCTGCTGCTGGCTGGTGACCTTTACGAATACCGTACGGACCGGAAGGCTATAAATGCCACCCGTGCAAAAGACCTATTAAGACCATACCGGAAATGGTAAAGGACCTGGTGCATATTGGAACTATGGACAGGCGGGTGAGCCTGGTGAAAAAGGTGAAGGCTGTGACAACTACGGGAAGTGAAACCCTTACGGACCAGCTGGTGGCTACCGTGTGGGCTGCCAGGGAAGACGTGACTGGGGAAACCGTGGTGGAAGACAAGCTGGTAGCTGTAAATACGGTTATTTACCACGTGCGGTATAACAGCGCAATAGCTGCAGAAAACCTTTTGGATTTACTACTGGATGATAGCGGGGTGCGCTATACAGTCCTGGGCAGTGAAATGATCGGGCGAAAAAAGTATGTGAAATTAAAATGCCAGGTGCGTGAATAATCTAATATTTGAAGCGGAAGGTTTTGACACTTTGCGGCAGAAAATTAAAAAGCTGCCTGACAAAGTGAAGGTGCGGGAAGTGCGTAAAATATTAAGACGTGGGGCTCGTCCCGTGGTAAAAGCGGCCCGGGATGAAGCCCCAAAACGGACCGGGGTAGGTCGTAAAAGTATAAAGGCAACCACTATGACCAGGGCCAGGGTGCCCATGATAGTAGTGGGGCCTTCCAGTAGGGGAAAATATGATGGGTGGTACCTGCGGCAGTTTGTAATACCAGGGCACAATATATACCGGGGTGGCTTTAAGCGGAACCGGAAAGGAAATAAAGCCTATAATGCCACTGGTGCAAAAAGCAGGGTGCCCGCTAATCCTTTCATGGACCGGGCCAAAATGATGACTGAAGGGAAGGTGACCAGGAAAACCCTGGACGGGATGGAAACCTACCTGAAAAAGCAAATAGATAGGCTATGATGCTAACCGTATCTGAAACGATATATAGCCATTTAAAGGCTTTTGGGGCTGCTAATGCAGACCTATTTGCAGGTGATATTTACCCCCTTATAGCCCCTATGGATGCCCACTACCCTTTTGCAGTGTATAGGGCCAGTAAAAGGGTGCCCTTTAGTAAAAAAGGAATACATGAAGTGGACCTGAAAATAGTGCTGGTAGGGGATGATTATGACTATTTATGTGATATTACTGACAGGCTGGAAGACTACCTGGCAGCAAACTTTAAAGATGCAGAATACCAAAGCACTGTAACGGGTGTAAACCAGGATAAACCTAGTGAAATGAATTTTGAACTTACGTATAATTTAAAAATGATTTAAAAATGGCAGCAGGTGAATTTTATAAAGGGAAAAACTTGCGGGTAAGTGTGGAAAACAAGACTATTTTTCATGCCACTTCCTGCAGTTTGTCAATTCAGTCAGATGTGGAAGAAATTGCCACAAAAGACACGAATGGGAAAGTACTGGAACCCGGAAGCTATAGCGGCACTATATCTATGGAAAACTTACTGGCGGATATTGATGCTGGAAATGTGGACCAAATAGACCAGGCCACACTTTTGGGCTACCAGCTGAATAAAACCAGTGTAAGCTGGGAATTTACAACTGGGGTTTCCGGTGATATTACTGTAAGTGGCACCGGGTATTTAACCAGCAGTGAAATGAGTGCTGAAACCGAAGGAATAGGAACCGGTAGCTTTTCAATTCAAACCACTGGGGATATTACGGTGGGAACTGTAGCCCCGTAACCCGTTAAATATTTAGAGTATGCCCGCAACTATAAAGATAAACGGTAAACAATACCAGTACAGTTTTAAACATAAAGCCAGGCGGCTGTATATGCAGCAGCACGGCATGGAATACTGGGAAGACTATGCCAGGGAACTGGAACACCTGGAACCCCACCCGGAAAAAGGTATGAGCCTTAAAGGGCTGGACGTATTTGCTGGCCTGGTGGTTTCATCTATACAGGCAGAAACCCCGGACTTTTCGGATTTTACTGCTGATGACCTGGTGGACTACTTTATAGTGGATGCCCAAATGCTGGAAAGCCTTATGGTTTCTTTTTCTGAAAGCATGGAGCAGCTGCGGGGCCCGGCCCAGCAGCCAAAGGCTAAAAAAAAACCCAGCAGGACTTCCAAAAAAAAGAAATAGTTGGCGGGGCTGAAATGGCCCTGCCTTACTATGACCTACTGGAAAGGCGGTGCGGGGAAATATCCCTGGAACCTGCCCGGATGCTGGAAATGACCCCCAGGACCTTCCAAAATTATTACGAAGGGGCTACCCAGCGGGCCCTGGATGACAAAAAGGAAGCCTGGCAAATGGTCCGCTGGGTATGTTATTATGCTGCCAGCGGGAACCTTAAAAAAGGGGTTAAAGCTGAAAGCCTGCTGACCTTCCCCTGGGAAAACAGTGAAGAAAAGGAAGCTAAAGCGGAAGAAAAAAACCTGGAAGCCCAGGCGGCTGAAGTAAGGCAGTTTTGGGAAAGAGTAGATAAAAAAAGAAGCGGTAATAAATGAGCCAGCCTATCGTTAATATCAAATTTTTAGCCGACCTGCGGCAGTTTAGCAGTCAAATGCAGAACGTGGATAGGCGGCTGAAAAAGGTAAGCCGGAAATTTACCAATGTAGGCACAAACCTAACCGTGGGGCTGACCACCCCGCTGGTGGGCTTCGGGGCTGCAGCTGTAAAAGCTGCGGCAGATTTTGAAAAGCTGGGGGTTTCTTTAAATACCGTTTTTAAAGGAAATGAAGCTGCCGCTTCGGCTGCCTTTGACCAAATTACCCAATTTACAGCTAAGACCCCGTTCCAGCTGGAAGAAGTGGCCGGGGCTTTTATTAAGCTGAAAAACCTGGGCCTGGACCCTTCAATGGAAGCCCTGCGGGCCTATGGAAATACAGCCAGTGCCCTGGGGAAAACCCTGGACCAGTTTGTGGAAGCGGTAGCGGATGCCGTGGTGGGTGAATTTGAACGCTTAAAGGAGTTTGGTATAAAAGCCCGAAGTGAAGGGGAAAACGTAGCTTTCACCTTCCAGGGCCTGACTACCACGGTGGGCAAAAATGCCGAAGAAATAGAAACCTACCTACGGCAGATCGGAAATGTAAATTTTGCCGGTGGTATAGAAAAGCAGGCAGGAACTTTTTACGGGCGGCTTTCAACCCTGAAAGATAATTTAAAGCTGCTTTTTGCCGACTTCGGGCAGATATTACTGGGCGCAATAGGCCCAATATTCGACAAGCTGGGCCCTATTATCCAAAAATTCCGGGATTTATCGCCGGCTACCAAAAAGTTTATTGTGGTCCTGGGTGGTGTAGCTGCAGCTGTGGGGCCCCTTTTGGCCCTGGCCGGTACTATCCTGCCGGCTATAGCTACAGGCTTTTCAATACTGGCCGGACCGGTGGGGGCTATCCTGGCCGGCCTTACGGCTATAGGGGTAGTAATTTATAAGAACTGGCAGCCGATAAAGCAAACCCTGGTAGATATTGCAAACTATTTTGTGGACCTGTATAATGAAAGCCTGGCCTTTCGGATAATTACCGAAACCATAGTAACGGCCTTTAAAAATATTTACCGGGTAGGCCAGTTTGTATTTACCACTATCGGCAATGTCTTTAAGTTACTTATTGAGCAGGTAAAAACCGGCTTTGGAAACCTGGGGGATATTATACGGGCGATTTTTACCGGTAATTTTGAAGCCCTTCCTGGGCTTATAGCGCAAAGCGTTTCCGATAGCTTCGACAATTTAACGGGCTTTGTGGCTGAATCCAGAAAGGAATTTAAACTACTGGCTGACGATATAAATACGAATATATCGGAAGGAATTAACAACGCCTTGAATGGCCGGAAATACCATATTTCAGCGGAAAGTGTGGACACGGATGCCGTGCAGAATAAGGTGGCCGGTGCCGTAGAAGCTGGGGCAGCTGGACAAAGGGCGGGCGGCCCGTCCGGTGGTGGTGACCCTACCCCACCCGTGACAAAGGCGGCAGCTGTAAGCCCGGCAGGGCTGGCCAGCCCTGGCCCAACAGCTTCCCCTTTACTGACAAACCAGCGTTTTTTTACGGATGCGGAACTAAATATGGCTTCTTTTCAGGGGAAGCTAACAGAATTTAATGAAACCAGCGGCAGCCTTATGCAAGGGGTGGCTGAAAACTTTGTGGGCGGCTTTGCGGACGTGGTGGCTGGTATTGCCACCGGTGCGGTAGGCTTCGGGGCTGTGGGTGGCCTGCTGCTTAAAACCCTGGCAAATTTAACCCAGCAGCTGGGAAGGGCGGCTGTAAAAATAGGGCTGACTATGAAAGCCATAAAACTTTCCTTTAGCAACCCTTTTGCAGCTATAGCTGCCGGGCTGGGGCTTTTGGTTATTTCCGGGGTATTGCGAAGCCTGGCCGGAAACTTTGGGGGGGGTGGACAGCAGCCCCAGGGCTTTGCGGACGGTGGTGTAGTGGGTGGCACTTCCTTTTATGGGGATAAAATACTGGCCAGGGTAAACAGCGGGGAACTTATTTTAAATAAAAACCAGCAGCGGAACCTGTACGGAATGATAAGCCAGCAGGCCCCGGTGGTGGTAGGGGGTGAAATAGACGTGCACGGTACAAAGCTGAAAGTGCTGCTGAACCGGGTGGAAAAGAAACTGGGAAGAAATGGCTGAAGCGGAATATATAGTAAAAATTTTCGATGCCCAGGACCCGGATGCGGTTACTACCGTAGAAAAAGCCCGGCAGGGCAGTATTTTTTTGCGGTGGCTGGCCGGGGAAGAAAAAGAAGCCTACCTGGTAGGTACGGAACTGGATATGGACCTGGTGGACGTGACCGGTGCGGATGGTACCTACCAGCACTTTTATACCAACGATGAAACCCGTTTTAAGGTGCAGCTGGTCCTGGTGGATGAAACGGACAGCAGTGAAATATTAGTATGGCAGGGCTTTATTATGCCGGAGCAGTACCGGGAGCCCTGGACAAAAAACAACCCAAAAATTGAAGTGGTAGCCACCTGTGGGCTGGGAAGGCTAAAGGGTAAATATTTGCCTGCTGACTACTATGAAGTGGAAAAAAGTGTGGTGGACTACCTGGTGACCTGTTTGAGTCTTACAGGAAACACTTTTGATATATACCTAAGCCCAGCGGTGGAAAACTACACGGTGCCGGAATGGGAAAACATATACCTGCCAGGCAAAATATTTTTAGATCGTGGTGAAAAACTAAGCGCATACGATATACTGAAAAAAATATGTGAAGACCTTGAAAGCTGCCTGTTTCAGGAGTTTGGCACCTGGTTTATTTTAGGGAATAATAAGCGTGCTGTAAGTACTATAAATTACAGGGTGTATAATGCTGCCGGGGTTTACCAGGAAACCAAACAGCTGCGACGTATAGGCGTGGATATAGCTACAAAAGCCTATATAAGCCCGGTATTTAGTGTAATAAGCCCCCTGAAAAGTATAGAAGTAGAGCAGCCCCAGGCAAAAACTTCACTGCCTGAAGCAGTGTATAAGCAGCCCCGTGACGGGTGGGTGCTGGTAGCCCCTTTACCGGTGACCGGTGGCCGGTATTTTATACATAAGGAATGGATAATTGAAGGGCGTGATACAGCTACCTATACCCCGTACGTGAATGGGGGCACCGGGGATATTTTTTTAGGGGTGCCAGGGGATAGCTTTGACGGCACAAAGTATATGCGGCTGGCCCGGAAAATATTTGTGCAGCAAGGGCAGCGGCTGAAGCTGGAAGTGAACCTGGAAGCCGTTAGGGCAGAAAGCACTACCAATGCCGACCAGGACCGTGACCACTTTGAAAATGGCCGGTGGAAAAATATGGTGCGCTATGAAGTAGAAATAAATGACCTGGCCGGCAGCAGTGAAACTTTTACCAATGAAGCGGATTTTGACCAAAACCGGACCAGTGAAAACACCCTGGAATTTATACCGGAATTTAATGGCTACTTAAATATTGTTATTTACAAGCCTGTAGGGGCCCCTTCCTTTACCGGAATAACCAATATAAAAATAAGCAGCATAACACTGGAAGAAGTAGATGCGGAAGCGGTTTATACCTACACGGACCAGGGCAGTGAAGACTATAGCCTGGAAATAAGCAAAGCCTTAAATTTCGGGGATGACCTGCGGGAAGGTGGCGGTGGTTTTAGACTTGAAAAAACGGACACCCGTGACCAGTTTATCCGATGGAAAGACGTGCTGAACTATGGGGTATTTTCCCATGATGGTACTGACTACGTGGCGGTGGACCTGCGTGACTTGCAGGCTATAGACTGGTGGAATAACGTACAGGTGCAGCAGGGCGGTGCCGGGGCTTATGTGGACGTGCCCCTGCTGGGGGTTACGTACAACTTCCAAAATGGGGAGCAAATGGTATTTTCCTATGATGCCACTGCCCTGGGCTTTACTATAGCTGGTAATGATGTGCTGCGGGTGGGCTTTTACGATTATGACTTCCCTACCGGAAGCAGGGCGGCCTGGCAGCAGTGGGTGGATGCAGTGTACCAAATAAACCCCAGGGGGTACGCTGAAACTATAGCGGGTATTTACAGGAACCTGTATAAAGAGCCGCACAATGCCCTGGAAGCTAATTTAAGCGGGCTGTATGGCTTTTCCAGCATGGTTTCCTTTAATTACATAAACCCAAAAAACTTTTACCCCTTAAAAATTTCCTGGGATATTACCAGGGGGAAAACCGAAGGCTTTTATTCGGAAGCCTTTTATGGTGCCAGCGTGCTGGAAAACCTGCCCCCGGTAGCGGATGCCGGTGACGATCAAAATATGACCGATACCCAGGACACGGTGACCCTGGCGGGTAGTGCTGCAGACCCGGACGGGTTTATAGCTACTATTTCCTGGACTATACTGACCGGCACGGGAACCATAACGGACCCCAGTGACCTGAATACTACGGTGACCGGGGTGACCAGTGACGTGCTGACCCTGCAGCTGGAAGTGGAAGACAACAGCGGGGCCACTTCCACCGATACGGTGACCTTTTCCAGGTTATCGGATTATGCAGTGGATAATACGGTGGTGGTCAATAATAGCAGCACAGACCCGGAAAATGACCTGCGGGAATACCACGAACAGCTGGGATTTAACCCGGTGCTGCCTGCCGGTACTGTGGTAACAGTTAGCCATATTATACAGCTTTCAAAAGTAGACGATGCCAACGGGGCAAATACCACCGTATTTTTTTCTGTGATAAAAAACGGGGTGACA